CCTATGTCAATATACATAAGTGCGCATCATCACTTCTTCTTCTTGAGAGCGATACCCTTGGTTTATGGCTCTTCTTCTTCTTCATCGCTATTAGACTTGTCCCCCTCTACTGCAGAAATAGGGACCAATCTACCTTAATGGTGTCTTATTTTTTCACGTTCCGTAAGCAATGCTTATTGCGTTTAGTTGATGTCTAAGTGTGGATTTTACAAAGACAAGGCTTATAAACTAAGGCATGCATCAGAAAGCGATTAGACATAGTTCGCTTTGACAGCGTACTCTTCATTCTCAACTTTGGCCGCCAACAACATAGGGCCCAGAGTTTGAGCTGCAGCTGTTGCAATACTAGCTCTATTGTCCCATGCGGTTGACATCAAAAATCTTGCAGCGTCCATGATGGTATTAGGTTTCTTCTCCATTTTGATTTCAGGATTCTGCTGGATTCCTGCAAGGATTCCTGGCATTGGACTCTTCTGTTATCTATTCGATTTGAACAAATTATTAGCAATAGAATCCGATGGATTACCCCAAAATACTCCGTTACCTTTCAAATTGACTTGCAACGAATACTCTGCTGGTTTTCCAGTTGTTATGTTTTGAGCACAGTCCTATAATATCACATAATTGATCAGTTCTCCCACCATTTATTGACCGTTGACACCTTCTGCTGATTCTTGCTGTGATTCATAGACAATATTGTGATTAACTACAGCTGATCTCATATGGAATTATGGTTTTAATACTTCCACGTCACCTGCTATCTCAATTAACTGTCTAAGTGATAGTGCTTCGCCTGTGCTTTTAGGAAGTTATCCAAATTGTATTGTGCCGCGATAATATGATCCGACAAGATTTGCAGCTGGTGTGAGAATGTTGCACGTCATTTGCGACGCCCAAATAAAACCTCCTGCTGAAAACTTAGTCATATCTGAACCATATGTTTCAAGCATCGTACGCGCAGACAGGACCTCTTGGAACGTACTTCTCCTAATCCAAGGATCATCTAAATCCGTTTCGTCGATCTGTCTGATAACTAATCCTCCGAGTTTGTCCGATTCACTTATTCTTCCATTCTTGCCATCACCTCTAAAGGCCGTCATAGATGGACAGAACATCATTAGGACATATTTTTTCACTCCTAAGGGGTATTGTCTATTTGATAGATATACATCTGCTTCAGAAAATGAGTTTGAAACCGAAAAACAATTCGTAGGCAAATTAGTGACATTCATTCCTGCCACATATTGCACATTAAAGTCTCCTGGTGTCACCTTGGCTGCTGTTTGTTCATCCCATGCTGTCAACATGCTCTATACATTGTTCTTCTATTGCAAGATACCTTTATTGTACACTGGTCTGTTGGATTGGGTGAGGCCGTTCTAAATCATTTTTGGTTTACCGCCAAGCTCTCGTTTGATTTCTTTCTCTGCCGCCATTGTAGCCACTCTGGCCATCTTTCTCCTTTATCTTCTATCGTGCGTTTTTCCACGATTACCATTATGATTGTGATTTTTCTCTTGAGTCTATTTTGTCATATGTTGTTATATATCACTATCGTTCGGTCTGGATCTACCTGCATATACGACCTTATCAGATGTAAGTCTTATGAGATCATTCATAGAAAATCCCATTCTATGATTAATGTAAGTCTCCATAGCGTAGGCATTTGAAGACTAAGCATATAAGATCTATTTTGACTTGCTAATCTTGTCGTGTAGTAGGTCTTCCGATATGTCGGGACATTACAAGTTGTTCCTCTATATTCTGAGCATATCTTCTATCAATCGAGATACTTACTCAGATTCGAAGCCTTCAAGGATGGCGTGTCTGTGAATCCACGGATATGACATGGCGTGTAAATTTCGGCCGGTGAAATATTATTTAGTAGTCATTATCTTCGTTATCGATCTACACATTGACCATGAGGCGAGAGTGCCATCAGGTGAGTCCGACCATTTAGAACAAAACTCAACTTCATGAAAATCACCCAACTCTATGGTTCGTATGCACTAACCAAGACCAACAATTTGTGATTCAGTAGTCCTGGAACACAAATTCATAACTGATTGGTATATGCTATCTGTGCAAACGGGGTGAGACCATATGACGTTGTCATCGCCAGATGCTATCGAAAAAACCTTATCCGAATCCCAAGGTCTGTCCGTTACTCCAGCCTCCATGATGTAATACCAGGAATAACACAGTGCTCTCAAAGTATTTCCGAGTGTGGTCTTAGTTGAATGTCCTGAAAAAGTTGTTCCTTACAATTCTATGTAAATCCAATCTATCTCCGGTCCTCGATCTTTCCAATCGCTCGTTCCTTTAACGTTATTAAAAAATTACTTCTTCACGATGTCAGGCCATTTTGGTGAGTTTACTCCTGGCAAATGTACGAATATTATGTTTTCTGACTTCAGGAGAGCCGTCATTAATCTATCAGTTATTTGATCAACCGTATTGACTGGCGTGAGAATCTATGAATCCCAATTGTGCAATATGACGTCCCTAAGAAATGGTCTCATCATCTTCCAAAATTCATCATCGACAATTTGTTGGAGGATTTGAAATTGAGAAGAATCGAAAGCACTACCATCTAACGATATAGCCTTGTACTTATCAGTGATATGAGGCTTGACTCTCTCTAAAATTTGATCGGTCTTCATTGCGTGTATGAACCCTGGAATATATTCCTTGACAACGGCGAACACTTCCTTCTGAATCGCTTACATTAAACCAGAAGCATCTTTACATGGATTCATTATAGCTCTTGGACGAGCTTTATCCAGTATATAGCCGTCAGAGTCACAGATGAGGCTTTAACTCGTTTTGACTTCGCCACTTTTAACCATGAGTTCGAATGTCCCCAGGTAATCGTGGTATTAGTCGTCATGAAATACTCGCATCAGATTTTTCTCATATGTGAGCTTTTTACTATCTGACCATGTATCTTAACCTTTAGGATAATCCATGACATAGGCTTATGGTTAAGGGTTGTCCCTCTTGATTTTAGCATCTATTTCCGACATCCATCTTCTCACCATCTATTGAAATTTGGCCACAGCAATGGGGTCAGGCCTCTGCTTTGAGCTCATGTGTCTCTGTATACCACCCAGCACATTATCGACTGATTTTGTGGAAAATTCAAATTCTAGTATTGGTTCGTTGCGAGCCTTGCATAGAAC